AAGATTAACTATATAGTCTCATCACTGCTGCTGGACTTTGTACACTCTGACGATACTGAAGAGTGGGTAACAAGCAGTGAGTCTTCGCTTGCTGAAGTGCTTCTAAGTATTGTGGCACTGATTCATGCTAGTGGTTTTGACATTGAAGACATGGCTTATGATTATACTGAGGAAGCAAAATGACCAGACACCTTGTTATACCTGACACACAGTGCAAGCCCGGTGCTAGTGTAGATCATCTTAGTTGGGCTGGGCAGTATGCCGTTGACATGAAGCCTGATGTTATTGTACACTTAGGAGATCACTGGGATATGCCTTCTTTGTCAGTGTATGACATTGGTAAGAAGTCTTTTGAGGGGCGCAACTACATTGATGATATCGAAGCCGGTATCGAGGGTATGAAAGCCTTCCTAGCCCCTATCAAGGCAGAGCAGCAGCGTCTTATCCGCAACAAGGACAAGCGTTGGAACCCTCGGATGGTGTTCTGTATCGGTAATCATGAAGAGCGCATTGAACGTGCTGTAGAGTCTGACCGTAAACTGGAAGGACTGATGAGTTATGATTCATTACGTCTTGATGAGTTTGGTTGGGAAGTTCATGACTTCTTGGAAGTAGTTGTGCTGGACGGTATTGCCTACAGTCACTTCTTTACTTCTGGTGTTATGGGTAGACCTGTATCATCTGCTAAGGCTCTGATCACTAAGAAGATGATGTCCTGTGTTATGGGACACGTTCAAGACCGTGACATTGCTTATGCACGTAAGGCTGATGGTTCTAGTGTTACCGGCATCTTTGGTGGTATCTATTACCCACATGATGAAGGTTATCTTAACCCACAGACCAATCGTTCATGGCGTGGTATCTGGGTGTTTAACGAAGTAAACAATGGTAGTTTTGATGAACTGCCGGTGTCTCTCACATACTTGAAAGAGAAATATGGTAAATAGATTGTTTGCTTTGGCGTTGACAGCCCTGTACCTTCCTGTTATACTTCCTATATTGGCAGCGCAGAAACAGATTAACGACTTGATGAAGGATAAAAAATATGAAGCAAATCGGTGGTGACCATTACGAAAGACTTGTTACTGAACCCTTCGATGTTATGAAGGCTAACTTCTCTAAAGAAGAACTAGAAGGTTATTTTCTGGGTAACATTTTGAAGTATGTTATGCGCTACAAACACAAGAATGGTGTAGAGGATCTGAAGAAGGCTTCTACATACTTGGATGAACTAATTGCTTTGACGGAGGTCTAACGTGTCCATTACAACTATTCACGATCTGTGCGAATATCTTAAAAAGGTTGACGAAGTAACTCTGATGGAAATGCTGCACATCCGCAGCGAAGACATTGTTGATCGCTTTGAAGATGTTATTATCCGCAAATCATTTGAACTACGAGAAGAACTACAGGAAGACGATTATGACTATGAAACAATTGGTACTTGACTATAGCAGGGATGCTTTGTTTGATGAACTAGGACTGAAGCGGTTGCGGGACAGTTACATGAAACCAGAAGAGAAGAGTCCACAAGAGCGGTTTGCTTTTGTTGCCTCGGAGTTTGGTAGCGATGTAGCACATGCACAACGACTGTACGACTACGCCTCTAAACACTGGTTGTCATTCAGCACCCCTATCCTTGCCTATGGTAAGGACAAGAAAGCAATGCCAATTAGTTGTTTCCTTCCCTACATGAGTGATTCTGCTCAGGGTTTGGTTGATACGCTGTCAGAGACAAACTGGCTGTCTATGATGGGCGGTGGCGTGGGTATCAGTATTGGTATTCGTGCTACTGACGGTAAAAGCACAGGGGTTATGCCTCACTTGAAAGTCTATGATGCTTCTTGTCTGGCTTACAAGCAAGGCACAACCCGGCGTGGTAGTTATGCAATGTATCTGGATATTGACCACCCAGACATTGTGCAGTTTCTGGAGATGCGTAAGCCTACTGGCGATCCTAACCAGCGGTGTCTTAACCTTCATCATGGCATCAATATCTCTGACAAGTTCATGCAGAAGATTGAGGCTCTGATGCTGGACAAGAATGCAGACGATAGTTGGGAGTTGGTTAATCCTAGTGACGGTAAGGTGTATGAGGTAGTTTCTGTTAAGGCGCTGTGGCAGAAGATTCTTGAGTTGCGTATGATGACTGGTGAACCATACCTTCACTTCATCGACACAACCAACAATGCAATGCCTGAGCACTTAAAGGCTAAGGGTCTGCGGTGTCACGGTAGCAATCTGTGCAGTGAGATTACACTACCACAGAATGAGACTAGGACAGCAGTGTGCTGCCTGAGCAGTGTTAATCTGGAGTATTGGGATGAGTGGAAGGAAGACCCACAGTTTCTGCATGATGTAGCAGAGATGTTGGACAATGTACTGACACGCTTTATCATTGATGCCCCAGACAGCATTGAGAGGGCTGTAGAGTCTGCCAGAGCAGAGCGTAGTATCGGAGTAGGTGCACTGGGCTTCCATGCCTTGTTGCAGAAGAAAGGACTGCCTTTTGAGAGTCCTATGGCTACAGGTCTTAACAGACGTATCTTTAAACATATCAGGGAGAAACTGAATGACGCAAACACAAGTCTGGCAGGCACTAGAGGCTGCTGTCCTGATGCTACACAGTCAGGCAAGCAACTTAGGTTTAGTCATCTCATGGCTATTGCTCCTAACGCTAGTAGTAGCATCATTATGGGTAATACTTCCCCTTCTATTGAACCCTACAGAGCCAATGCGTATCGGCAAGACACTCTTAGCGGTAGTAGCATCAACCGTAATCGTTTTCTTGATGCTGTTCTTAATGAGTATTCAGTAGATAAGGAAGAGGTATGGCAGAGCATTGTAGCCAATGACGGTTCAGTGCAGCACTTCGAGTGGATGAGTCAGTACCACAAAGATGTGTTCAAGACTGCAATGGAGATCGACCAGCAGTGGGTTATTCAGCATGCAGCAGACCGTCAGCAGTTCATTGACCAAGCACAGTCTGTGAACTTGTTCTTTAGACCAGAAGACAGTATTGCATATATTCATAACGTACACTTCAATGCTTGGAAGAACGGACTGAAGACGCTGTACTATTGTCGTTCTGAGAAGTTGAAGAAGGCAGACAGCGTTAATAAAAAGATCGAGCGCATTATCATCAACCCTAACGATGATTCTGGTTGCTTGGCTTGTGAAGGATAAGTGTTGACATCGTAGCCCCTTTGAAGTATACTTACTTCATTGGGGCTTTTTTATCGGAGAAAGAATGGATAATAACCAAGTTAAAGTAAAAGAATTTATGGATATTGCTGGTCAAGATACCTACACAGCACCTACATTCCCTGAAGATGCTGTGCAGTTTCTGCGCTTGGCCATCCTGCAAGAAGAGTTTCTTGAGTATGAAGCAGCAGTGATTAACAGGGACATGACAGAGATTGCTGATGCACTGACTGACATGCTCTATGTCATCTACGGCACAGCGAACGCTTATGGACTGGATATGGAGATGTTGTTTGATGAAGTCCACCGCAGTAACATGAGCAAGTTTGTTGACGGTAAGGCAGTGTTTAACGCAATTGGCAAGGTAACTAAGGGTTACAGATACTCACCACCAAACATTGACAAGTGCATCGCTAAGATGTATATTAACGACATTGTGAAAGAGATTGAAAATGAAACTGAAACTAACAGACAACCGAGCCTACTTTAAACCATTTACTCATCCTCAATTCTACCAGCGATGGTTAGAGCATGAGCAGAGTCATTGGCTACACACTGAGTTGCCATTCAATGAGGATGTGGCAGACTGGAAGACTAAGATGTCTGACGGAGAGAAAGAGTTTGTAACTCAGATCTTCCGTTTCTTTACTCAAGGTGACATTGATGTAGCAGAGGGTTATACCAAAGGTTATCTACCATACTTCAATCTTCCTGAAGTGCGGATGATGCTGTTGGGCTTTGCAGCACGGGAGGCTTTGCATGTTGCAGCATACTCACACTTGATTGAGACTCTGGGACTGCCAGAAACGACCTACAAGGCGTTCCTAGACTATGAGTGTATGAAGGACAAGCACACATACATCGAAGGCTTCCTGACAGGTTCTGACAAGCCTGAAGACATTGCTGAGAAGATTGCTGTGTTCTCTGCCTTCACAGAGGGTATGCAGTTGTTCAGTAGTTTCATCATGCTGTTGAACTTTGCAAGGCAAGGTAAGATGAAGAGTATGTGTCAGATCATTCAATGGTCTATTGTTGACGAGACTCAACACGCTGAAGGTATGATTGATCTGTTCAGGGTTTATGTCAACGAGAACAAGAAGGTGTGGAACGATGGGCTTAAATCTAAGATCTATACGATTGCAGAGACAATGGTATCGCTTGAGGATGCATTCATTGATAATGCTTTTGCCACTGGCGGTGTTGTTGGACTCAGTGCAGACGATGTTAAAAAGTATATCAGGTACATCACAGACCGGAGACTGATTAGTCTGGGACTCAAGGGTATCTTTAAAGTTAAGACTAACCCTCTGCCTTGGGTCGCTAATTTAATTAATGCTCCCGGACATACAAACTTTTTTGAGAACCGCAGCACAGATTACGCTAAAGGCATCGAAAGAGACTGGAGTTCTATATGGGCATAACCTGTAGTGTGTGTAGACAAGATAAAGACATAAACGACTTTAGAAAGGCTAGTAATAAGAGGGGGTTTAGATACTCTTGTAAATTCTGTGATAGAGACAAAGAAAACGTCAAAAGAGCAAGAATGAAAAAAGAGAACCCTGCTCTGTTAAAACAGATAGAGCGTGAGGAAAAACTGAGAAGTAATTACGGAATGTCTTTGTCTGCTTACAACGAAATGCTAGTTAGTCAGAACGGTGTATGTGCCATCTGTAAAAACCAATGCGTTTCTGGGAGGTCTTTAGCAGTTGACCACGACCACAACACAGGGAATATCCGGGGTCTATTATGCTGCAACTGCAACAGAGGCATAGGGCTTCTTCAGGACAACCCAGCCTACCTTCAGGCAGCACTAGATTATTTAAAGGCATAAAAAAAGGGCTGCAAAGTCATTTAGACAATGCAGCCCTAAAGAGGTAAACTTGAATACAATTATTAACGCAATTAACTTGGTAGTGTCAGTAGCCATCTTAACTGTTGGAATACTGAACTACCAGTCAAAGGAGAATCACAATGCACATCATCATCGAATTGATGAAGGGTCTTGCTCTGGGTCTTGAGTACATCGAAGACGAAGAGTTATTTCTTGTTATTCTTCACTTGGGGTTTATTACCGTCACCATTGACATCAGCAACGACCCATCTGACCCCACTGCCTACTAATTCAGCAAGACTATTGACCCTGTTAGCCCATCCTCTACGGAATTTGCGGTTGACAGGGTTTCTTGTTATGATGTCAAAGTATCTCTGCTTACGAAGTTCCAGAAACTTATCCAGATCATTCTCTGCCTTCTCCAGCGCAGTCTTAGTAAAACCCACTCCACAATTAACAGCAGTGTCAAAGGCTGCAATAGCCAATGCTTCACTGTCCATCCAAGGACAGCCTGCTCGTGTCCAATATTGCGAATCGTAGATTTCCTTAGCCTGTTCCATTGTCAGGTTCTTAATATCCAGATGAGGGAAGAAGCGTTTAGCGATACCATACTTAGTCTCACCACCCGCATCATCAGGGTCATTAACATAACCCCCTTCCCATTGTAGTACAAACTCTAGTGCTTTGTCAATCTTGTTCATAGTTGTTGTCCTTGTATTGGCGTAGGAGCCATGTCAGTAGGTTTCTGTTGTTGCATCTGTTGGTATTCCATGTACAACTGCTGTAACTGCTCGTCAGTCATTGTAGATGGGTCTAAAGAGGCTTCAGGGGCTTCCATAGGAGCAGACATAGGCTCAGGTACTGCTGAAGGTTCTGGAGCCATTGTAGGGGCTGTAGAGCCTTCTTGTTGCTGTAGGTATTCCTGATATGCCTTCTGAAGTTCCTCGTCAGACATGTTGTTAGCATCCTGAGATATCGCGGCAGACTTAACACCCATTCTAGTTAGGTATGTGTCTTTAAACTTAGTTGTGATATCTTTGTTTTGAAACAACATATCAAACAGCTTATCGCCACCGATTAACAAACTCTTGGTTGCGTCTTGCATACCTGAAACAACACCACGAACACCAATCCTAGCTTTATAGTTGCCAGCAACAGAAGCCAAGTCCTCAGCAGCTTTAGTACCCGGAGTGTTAAACGCCATGTCAGGTGCGCTGTCGGTCAGTGCCATCTTCTTAGCTTCAGCCAGTCGCTTTGTAAACAACTGTTGTTGCTGTGTGTCAGGGAACATAATAGACAACATTGCTTTGTCGTTAAGCATACTTTCTTCCACACCCTTTAGAAACTTCTTAGGATCGAAAGTAGAAGCACCCTCAGCAGCACCAGTAACAACTCCTTTGCTAACAAGACTATCAACCATCTCTTTACGAATGTTATCCACCAATTCAGGAGCAATGTAGTTCAGATACTTGACAGCAGCGGCCCTACCTTCTGGAGACTCTTTAGCAATCTTTGCAATGATTTCGTCACCTTTAAGGCTGTACACGTTATCAGTGTCAAAGTATCGGTTCACAGGCTCACTAGCCCATTCTTCCATATTAGTCTTGGCTGAACGGTACTGCTCTCTTGCGGCTTGAAACTTCTTCAGTGCTGCAATCTGACCAGCACCTTTAAAAGTTGTAGTAGCTGCATCAAATGTAGCATCCATGGCTTGTGCCATCTGAGCAGCCATTGGTCTAGCCCTATCAGCAGCAATGCCATCCAACCAAGAACCTGAAGACGAAGATGCCTGTGACCAGTAGGTTTGCTGTTCTTTAAACTCTTTACCACTGATCTTTCTGGGGTTTCCAGTCTCATCAGTAAGTTGTTTACGGATCTTTTCCAATTCTTTAATAACAGCTTCATTACCTGTAGAACCGACACTTGCCTTGTTAGACGCAATTAACTCGTCAATCTGAGTAACCATTGGGTCAGAAGGAATAAACTTACGATTACCGCCTCCTGTCTTGGCATAGAAATCACTAAGGTCTTTACCATACTGATCGCTAATAGCTTTTTGTCTTCCTTTGTAAGTAGCTGATATGCGTTCAAAAGCAGACTGTACAGCTTTAATGTTAGAGGCTTCTTTTGGCATGACTACTGACGATGCTGATACAAGTTTAGCAAAGTCTTCCGATTGCTTGGTGTAGAAGTCTTTTACCTCATCAGCCCTGCTAGAAGCTGCATATTCTGATTCTACTCTTAATGCGTTTCTGTTGCCTGTTTGCTGGCCCAAAGTAAGACCAGACTCTTTAGCCTGTGCCAGTGCTTCAGGGCTAAAGCCGTAAGACCTCAGAGCCTTGTTACGCAGAGCATTAACACCAGCAGAGCCAGCCATCAGCCCACCAAAGATACCTAGGTTGGCTGCTGGATTGTTATCAGCCATCTGCATAGCACCTTCTATAGCTGTGTTGCCTGCTACTTGCTTTGCGTAGTTCATAACTGAAGTAGGATTCTTCATGGGGGTAGCAAGTTGACCTATTTTGTATAGATAACTTTCAGGCGTATTTGCTGCCGGTGCTTCCAGACCTACTGCGTTAGTTAGCATACCTGACGCTTTCTGGTATGCCTCTGGAAACTTCTCTCCTTTAGTCGCCATTCGGAAGGGTGTTGTAATACCAGCACCTAAGAAGTCTATAGCACCGGTCACGTTAGACAAAACACCCCTACCTACTTCCTTAGCACCCGACATAATCTCTTCAACCATGCCGGGTTTCTTATTACCTCTATCAAATACGCTTGCCATATAATCAGTCCTTTTTGCGGGTCTTTAGAAACTCAGCAAAACCTTTGTCTTGCAGAATAACGCTGCGTGGTGGTGGTGTTGAAGCAGGATCTGTGCTAGGTTTAGAGGTATCCGCACGAGACACAACAGGAGATACCTTACCTGTCTCTACGTTACCAATCAAACGAGACTCTTTAACACGAAGTTTCTTTTCGTCTTCTATGTATGCGCCCCTGATACGCTCCAGAATTTGTTTTAGTGCTAGTGGGTTATCAGCCAACTCGCCAAACTTAGCGGTAATAAAATCACGGTCAGTGTTAGACACGCCTGCCCCTAGTTTACCGTTCAAGTCAGAAAGAACAAGATCTTTTTGAGCAGCAAAGAAGTTCTTAGTATCTGCTATCTTCTGGATGTTCTCTGGTGTCTGCACACCCAACGCTTCCAAAGCACTAGACACAGCAATTCGAGTATCCGCCATAGACCCTGTAATCATTGGCTTTGTTTTCACTGCCTTTAGTTGACTGTCTATAATGTTCAGTTTAGTTGGGATATCGTCAAGCTGTGCCTGTACCTTCAACAATTCAGGGGCAGCTTGTGTAGAAATAGCCTTCTGACCTGTGTTATCAATACTAACTTTAGTGCTACGGTCTGTGGGACTTCCAATACGCTCCTTAGAACCATCAGGGCGCACCATAAACACACCCTCTGCTGTCTCTACTTCTTTACCTACCATCATGTCAGCAAAGGATTCCTTATCCAGCGCAGTAGCCTGAGCCACTTTAGGATCGATATTAGGAAACCTAGCTCGGATCGCTGCAACACGGTCTGTTACGCTAGTGGCGGCAAATGCAGCCTCTGCTTCGAGTTTCTTAGCGTTAGCATTTTCCTTGCCTGCCTGTGCCTTCTTCAGA